CCTTCCCAGAAATCAAATGGATTGACTGGTTTCTCGTCTTGGAATTGCGGCTGCATAACATCCATAATCTTATCAAAGATCTTTTTACCAAACTTATAAAGGAATACTTTACCTTCATTGTTTGGATTGGATGGATCAGATACGACCATAATATTAGTTACATAATGCAACCTACGTTTACGATCACGAGCCGTAGCTTTATCTTCGTCACGACCTGTATTCCAAAGAACCGAATTCATTTCGCCAACTGGATCTGGTTGTCCAATAGAGGTTAAGCTATTTTCGATATACCACATTCCGGTTGGACCTTTGAACCCATGATCCCAATAACGAACCCACGGGAGATCCTCGCCCGTCGGTGCTGGTAAGAAGCGGAGTACTGCATAACCATTACCTGCTTTATCAACAGTTGGTTTCCAGAACCGCTCATCTGCGTAAGACTTCTTTTCGCCTCCACCACCAACTGATTCAGCGGCTGAGACTAGGGAAGCGATATCGTTTGCACGATTAGTTTTTAGATTAGCAAATGACATATATTATTTCTCCTGTATTTTGTATGTCTGAATTATCCACATTTTTCATTATATAAGCTTATATTATAACATAGTTTTGTCACTTTGTAAACCCCTTAAGTACAATTTTTTTCATTTTATTTTCATCAATATTAACAAAAGTACTGTACTTACGAATTTTACGTGAGACATCCGGCCATAGAATAGTCTCAGTTATTACACTATCTGCATGGTCCATAAACTTTACAAGCTTATTTAGTATGACCACTGTCTCCAAACAGATAGTGCCACTCATATATTCCTTAACGATATAAGGATGAGTTTCAATAGCAAACAGATCTTCAAATGTGTCAACCTGTTCAGCTAATGTATTTATATCACTTTCGAAAGTATAACTCAGCGACTGCATTCTTTTCTGCCATTTGCTGTAGTTATCATCATCAGTCATCATATCACCAACCCATTTACGATCTTCAATAAATTGAGATACATAATAGTTAATAATATCTGGAGCTTTATCGTATTTACGACCTAGCTTCGCAAAGTGATATTTGTCTTTTCTTTTCCAAAAGGAAGATGGTTTTGCTGAAGTCTTAAAGTTATACTTAGGCGCATCATAACTATCACTTTCAAAGTGGAGTTTAATTGCTAAGTAATAACTGTATGCTTCAAATGGTTCCATGTTCATTATATAATCCTAGTTCTGATTGAGCTCGTCAAATTGGTAAGGTATTCCCACCATCATGTTCTATCAGATTTAATTCCACTGCCTCAGCCTGTATCTTTTCCTTGAGTACTGGGCCAATAAGGTTACCAACATCAGCTGGATCTAATTCTCTGGCAGTACAAATTGATAGTACTGCATCCATATATGGCATTTTGGTTTCACTTACTTTATCTTCAACAAGCTTTGAAAACCTCTTCTTTGTTAATATAATTTCTTCTATCATTTCATTCCCTGTAAGTATCTAAGGCCACAGTATAATGCTAGGCCTATGATTGCTGTTGTTCCAAATGTTACTTCGAAAAATCCTAATAGACCACATACAAACATTGTAATAATGAATGCATGTAGATCTAATCTTGTCCACTCATCTATACTCATTTCATAGTTACCTTAATGAGTATAGTATCCTTATTGATACGAGCATTAGGAGTTCCAGTCTTAGTGGTAAGCTTTTTCCAAGCTGTATCTAATTGCTTGGGCGAACCACTAAGAGCTGTTGGAAGGAACTCATCTGGTTTACGCAGTTTAACTTTACGTGAACCTTCAATATCTACATTTTTAAGTGTAGATCCACTCACCTCAAATCCATTAGGTGACTGACAGACCAACTCAGTAAACTCTTTGTTCTTTACATTAAACGTATAGAGTCTCATAGCACCTGGCACTGTAGTTGGTAGTACTGATGTTAGTTTATACTCACTCGACTCTTTAAGGAACTGCATCTTAGCAACTTGCTTATCGGCAGTTTTGACTTTAGGAGTACGAGTTTTACGAGTTGCTTTTGTAGATGCTTTGACTTTTTCAAGATCAAGTAGCATATCTTCACAAGCTTTCATTCGACGTTTTAGTTCTTTACGAGCAAGATGTGAATAACCCTCAACAGCTTGTTCACAACGTTTGTGGTATGCATCTGAATAATCTAGCAACCAACCTTCAATTTGTTTTTTAGGCAATTCAATAGAAGCTGCTGTAAGAGTATGAAATCTAAAACGTGTATAGACATCAAGGGTGGTTTCTTCACCTTCAATCCATTGATCTTCTAGTTCATCCAAATCCATCATAATAGTAGCTTGTGTCTTACGAAACAGTTTTTGCTGTGGTGTAAGAACAATCACATTAGATTTTTCTTTATCAGCCTCAGCTTTTTCTTTAAGAATTTGTTTGCCAGGCTCAATAAGCGTATCCATTTTCTTTTTAGCACAGGTTTGATAGCCGTGCATCTTTTCATCCATGTCCAAAAAGCTATTACCAGCTTTGATCCAAGTAATTGCGGCAGGAATATAAGAGAAAGCTGTAAAGTTCCATTCAGGATTAGCAAGGATAGCTTTTGCATCAGCCTTAGAGTAATTCTCTTTGACCCAATTTTTAGTTACCTTTGCAAAGTCTTTACGATCAACTTCCATATGAAAGTAAGACTGACATGCAGTCCATGTTTCCATTGGGACACCAGCAAGACCTGTACGGGCTCTTGCACGAACAGTTTTCTTTTTAGTAGCTCTACCAGTAATTTTATTAACTCTAGCCATTATATAACCTCCTCAACAGTTACTTTATATTTTTTACCGTTAAAATCTTCCACATCAATAACCTTTTTAGTTGATTGGAAGTAACCTTCAGTAGGGTGCAGGTCATACTGTACCATACCTACTTTTTCAACATGAGAATTCGCATCCTCAGAACATAAAACTTTTCTAATTTGATCAGCTATGAAATCGCA